GCGTCTCGAACTTCGAGCGCACGGTCCCGGCCTTGGGAATATCGTCGGCGTTGCCGTTGATCCAGTCGGCCTTGCCGTACTGGTCCTGCGAGAAGTAAGTCACCGAGGTGGCGAACTCGCTGCCCGAGGTATCCACCGGCACCAGAGAGCGGTACTGGATGTCGGGGTAGACGGTGCGGTAGATACCCGGCTCGATGATCGAGGCCTGGGCGATCACGAAGCCCAGCGCTGCCTGGGCGTCGATCAGGGGAATTGCTCCATTCATGGCGTTGGCTCCTTAGCCGAGACGAACGACGGCCAACTGGCCGGCGGCGGTGGTGCTGGTGTCCCAGCTGGCACCGGGGATTGCGGTGTTCCCGGTGGAAACGTTGGTGAAGGCGCCCGCGGCGGTGAGGTACACCGCGTCGCGCGCCGCAACGGCGACGGAGGCGACCACCCAGATGTCGCCCTTGGTGCGGATACGGCCCGACTCGCCGACGCCGAAGGCATCCGCGGCCCGGCCGGTGACCTGGCCGGCAGTGACCGTGAGGCCCGAGGCGGACCGGTCAAGCAGCGCGATGCCGACATACTTGCCGCCAGCGAACAGCTTCGCCGCCTTGTCGGTGGCGCCCTGTTCCACCGCCTTGCCGAAGGCCACCGCCGCGCCCTCGATGGTGCGTGAGATGTCGGTGGCGGGAAGCATCGTCGCCGGTGCACCAGCGATGGCGACGGGCTGGATGTCCGGATAGTTGGTCTGCAGTGCCATGGCTTAGTTCTCCTTCTGGCCAGCGGTGCGGTAGTCCAGACCCGCTACGGACGCGGCGTAGCCGTTGTCCTGGACGGGCTGGCAATGGATGGCCCGGTCGCCGAGGGCGACAACGACCGGATCGCGGGGCTTTGCGCCGTCGGCCAGGATGTCGAAGCGCGCTTCGATGTAGGCCTCCGGCTTGCCGGCCACTGCGGCATCGCCGAGCTTGCCGACGACGGCCGCCTTGCGGACTTCCGCGTCGCTCTTGCCGGTGTAGTCGGTGTCATGGATGGCCTTGGCCTTGCCGATCAGGTCGCCGCGGGCCTGCACGCGCTGGTCCAGCGCTGCATCGCTGAGGACCTGGCCCTTCAGCGAATCGATTTCCGCGTCGCGCTTGGCGATGTCGGCGTCCTTGGCCGCGATCACCGCCTGGTGATTGGCATCAGCGGTGCCCGCGGCGGTCTGCGCATCCTTCAGCTGCTGCTGCAGCTTGCTGATGGCCTGGGCGCCGGCGTCGTTGGTGACGACGGACAGCCCATCGACCAAGATGGTCTTGTCGCTCATGTGGTTCTCCTGGGGTTGTGGATGGGCGCTTGGATCCGGAGCACCGGGGGTGCGCCCATCCCCGATGCGAAACTGAGAGCCGGCCCTGCCGCGCTGGACAAGGGCCAGATGGTTGTTGCGAATGTTTCGCTGGACCGCGTCGTAGGGTTCACCTTCCGGCGTCACCCCATCGGTCCAATCGATCTCCGAGGAGTAGCCCTGCGACAGCTCGCGCTTGCCGGCCTCGTAGTCCGCGATCGCGTCCTGATCCATCAGCACCAGCGGAACACGCACTCGGTTCTTGTCGTGCACGACCTCGTCGCCGGTCTGGCCAACGGCATACTTTTTCCAGTTCTGCGCGTTCACCTGTTCCGGCGGGTGGTCGTTGGTCATCGGCCGGTGCGCGAAGCTACGCAGCGTTGCATCGGAGAACACCTCCTCCGGTGGCCGGTCGACCCGCACGTTCAACAGTTCAGGCCGCCCCAGCTCCTCTCCCAGGTAGGTCTGGATGCCGGTCCGCGCCACGTATGCATCGGCCACAAGGTAGCCGTCCACGGTGCGGCGGGGCGCCGACACCGAGACGTGATCGATTAGGTACATGGGGTCAGTCCTCTCGGATCTCTTCGAAGATTTCCGGGCCCAGCACGATGCGGCCGCGGTACGGCTCGACCTTCAGCAGGTCGACAGGAGCCTTGGTGAGGCTGATGTGCGGGGTGAATTCCGGGTAGTCGTGCGAGCCGCCGGCCCGGATGATGCTTTCGTGGCGCCACGACAGCGCTGACGAAGCGAACAGGATCACCGCAGACATGCCGCCCAGCGGCTCTACGGCGCGCGGGCCACCTTCAGGGATCACCACCCGGTCCTTCCCGTCGTTGCCCCAGTCGCTCGCGTTACCTGCCTTGATCCAGTCGAAGGCCTGGCGCGAATAGGCGACGGTCACGTGCAGGTCGTCGACCAGATCCGTGATTCCCTGACCGCGCGCCCAAGCCTCGATTTCTTCTGTATTGATCACCTTACGGCTTACGTACAGGGACCGAGGCTGGGCGTCGACCACGGTTGCTGTTGCCGTCGCCGCGCTCTCCTCCCCGTCGATCTCATCGCTCTCGCCATCCGGGTTGGCCTGGCCGTACTCCACCATCTCCGCTTCCAAGCCTGGCGCGACGCCAGCCTCGGTGAGCATGTTCACCGCCACCACCGACATCACGTCGTCGGGAATGAGGCGGGTGTCGGCGATGGTCTTGATGGTGTCAGCCGTGGTCTTGCCGATGGTGGCGCGCTCGGTGTCAGTGGTCTGCCACAGGCTGCGCCAGTTGTAGAACACCTCCTTCGGCCGGCTTCCCAGCGCCGAACGGATCAGGCACTCATCGAGCACCTGCAGCGCCGGCGCCAGCACCAGCTCCTGGCTGGAGCTGATCCGGTCGTAGTAGTTCCGCAAATCGCTTTCGCCGCTCGCATTCATGCCGCCGGGCGACTGGCCCAGGAGCCGGGTCATCGGGATATCCGAGGCGCCGGCGGTCAGCTGCATGAAGGCCATCAGCAGTTCGGTGAGGCCCCCGAACTGTGCTTGCTTCTGCTCGTAGGATTCCTCGGCATCCAGCAGCAGCGCACCGTTGATGCCCTTGGCCATCATGGCCAGCTGCATCCTGCTCAGCATCTGCGCTTCGTAGGCCGGGTCGGACAGCATCGACATGAAGTTCGGGATCTTGATAACGTCGACCTTCGCTTCGAATACCAGTGAAGCAATGTTGCCGGCCGTGCTGTCGGCGTCCTTGATGGCCTTGCTGATCGCCAGCAGCACCGAATCGCCCCATCCGTCACCAGTGTCCAGCTCCGGATCCGGCTTCGTGGCGCCCTGCAGGATCACCAGCCGGCTTGGATGGATCCGCAGCTGCCCGGCAGTGCCACTGCTGAGGTTGTAGTACGCGGGCCGGCCGTAGCCTGGTGATTCGGGGTCACGGTCCAGCTCTCCTGCCTGCAGCACCCGCTTGGACAGCACGTTGATGTGCTTGATGCCGCCCTTGCCCACCGATTCCGGGTTCAGGGGCTTCAGCGGGTCGGACTGCCCCGTACCGATGTAGAGAGCAGCACCGCCGGCGAGACGTGCGCGCGTAAGCGCTTCGAGCATCTTCTGCTGGAGGCCGAGTCGCTTTTCCTCTGCCTCGATGGCTGAGATCTCGGCCTGGTCAGCGCTCCAGCCGCGCCACTTGCGGCAGCTGTCCATTGCAGGGATATCGATGACCTTCCGCGCCAGCCAGGTGCCGCGGTAGGCATTGTTTGCGTCTGCCTCCGTCAGGAGCGGCAGGCCGTAGAACGAGGAAGCCGCCTTGTCGCGAGGCGTGCCCAGGTTGGCAACCAGGTTGACGAGGCCGTCCCTGATCTGTGCGATTTTGCCCATCAGAGTGCGTTCCCGAGATTGTAGGTGCTGCCGGTGACGAGCTCGGCGAATGCGCCCGAGAGCCCGTCCACCTGGTCATCGTGTTTAGCGTTGGGGAACTCAGCGATCTCGTCCAAGAACGCCGCCACCCATGGGCCATTCACCAGCTTGATATTTCCGGCCTCGGCCTGAGCCTCAACCGGGGTCGCCCGGACCTCCTTCGATCCGGATTCCAGCACCGCCTTGACGTCCCACCCCGCCAGCAGCTTCACCTGGTGTGCGGCGTTGCTCTTGCCGGCGGCGCCAGGGTCCTGCGGGATTCGCACCTTGATGGCCTTGCCATCCTGCAGCGCGGTGTTTTTCAGCATCCGCTCCACGCCGGCGGGCGACACCTGGTCGCGTACGACGTCGAGCACGTAGTAAGTGCCAGCGGCTTCCCCCAGCAGCAGACCGACGGTGTAGTCCGGATCGCTGCTGGTTTTCTCCTTTGGGTCGGTGGCAGCGAAGTCCCAGCGCCGAACCTTCCGTGCCGACGCGATCGCCGGTGCTGCCTCCACCACCTCGAACCACTCCCGCTTGAACCGGCCACCGTCGCGCGGCGTCGGGCGCTGCTGGTACTGGCCGGCGTACGCATAGCTGCCCTTCGCGCGCTTCAGCCTGTCGACCTCGGCGCGCGGGAAGCGCTCCGGGAACAGCAGCTCGCCGTCCTCCGTGCGCGGGTCTTGGAAGAACAGCTCCCCGTCGACATACGTACGGCACGGGCCGCCTGACTTCTTGCCGTCCTTGTCGACCCGCTCCGCCTCGAACTCCATCGGCAGGTTCAGGTGCACGAAGCCCAAGTCCAGCTCCATGGCCACCGCTGCGACGTCCTGCTGGTGCAGGCGCTGCATGATGATCACCATCGCCGACGACGTGATGTCGTTGAGGCGGTCGGTGATGCCCTCCCGGAAGATCCGAACGGCGGTCTTGCGCTCGGCGTCGCTCTCGGCCGTCTCGGTCGAATGCGGGTCGTCCACCTTCACCCGGTCGCCGCGGCCACCGGTCATCGAACTGAACGGTCTGGCCTCGCTGAAGCCGTTGCCGGTGTTCTCGAACTTCCCCTTTGCGTTCTGGTCGCCGCGCAGCTTCATCGGCCATGCGGCCTGGTACTGGTCGCTCTCGATGAGGCGCCGCAGTTTCAGATTGTCGCGCAGCACGTTGGGCTGGCTGTAGGAGGTGGCCAGCATCTGCAGGTCCGGGCGACCAACCGGCCCCCATTCCCACGCCGTCCAGAACACCATCAACAGCGACTTCATCATGCCCGGAGGCACTGTCATCAGTAGGAACTG